TTATCAGACAATGGTCAATTCTGGTATAATGAGTGCGGATGAGGTGCGGATGGATATAGATATGCCTCCACAAGAGAATGGATTAGGAAAATTACCTTATATTCAAGGTGCAATGATGCCAAAAACGACCCAACAGTTTGCAAGCATCAACGACAACAACGAGAGTAACAACAACGACGATACTAACCAAGACGACTCCGAGCCAACAGCGGATGAAGAAAGGTTTTTTGATAAGTTCATTAAATACTTAGAAAAACGCGACAATGGCGATTGAATTTGAAAAAACAGATAAGTTCGGAGTTCGAATAACTTTTGATTCCGTTCGTTCTTTTAATGTCGCAAGTCCTGAGACTGTAAACGTTTCTGCGGATTCGGCCAGCTCTGTTATCAACCTGACCCAAACTTTTGCTAGTAGAGGATCTTCTTATCAAATTAAAGATCTCCCAGTTTTAGAGATTGTTGGGAGGCCGTCAGACGACGTGTTAGAGGTTGCGGAATGGCTTGCATTTACTTATTTCAACAAAGTTATGGAAGGAATAGACATTGAAGATCTGATCACATCTGAAACAAATCCACTTACTGTTTTTGTACCGGATGGAAACGGGGGTTTAACTTCAACGGGTTTTGGGATATTTACTACATTCAATTGGGGCCCTGATAACGAGAACATACGAGGCTATTTCGAATACGACAATGCAACAGATAGTGTCAAGCTGTTTAGAAAGATAGGGGAGAACTTCGTTGAGTTTGGTGCATTAGGTAGCTCTATTGTTAGTGATAATTTTGTTGCGAATGTTATAGGTAGTGGATTGCTTTTTGAAAATCCCGACAATGGAGACAGGAAAAACTTAATTACTAGTCAGTTTGATAGATCTGTCTTGCTCGGCAATGATCTTGGGATGTCTATTTTTACAAATTCAACATTGGACACTTATGCTGCTGGGCAATTTTTCCTTAGATTCAACGGAAACACATTAGCAAGTCAAACTCCAACGGCAACTAGCGTTACAGCTTTTGGCAAAAACGTTTATAAGTATGAGTTTGACTTTGATGCTCCTTTAAGCTATTCACTTACACACGTATATGTGACAACAGACATATCTACTCCTGGTGGGAAGTTAATGATTGCAGCATATAACAGAAACAATAACGGGGATGAAGATCAACCTTTAAGTAGTAACGTTCCGATATCTGATTTTTTCTCTGATACTCCTTTAGGAGAGTCAATATCTACTGGATCAAATGAGTATTACATAAAGTTGACCGAGGACTTTAATGTAATTGAGGGTCAAGAAATGACCGTTAAATTTTGGTCAACGACTCCACTTGTTTTTGTTGGAGGAGATGTTTTCGTCCCAAGTTTAGGGGTCAATCAGCTTCATCCTAAATACGATTTTACATTGACTCAAATGAACTTTGTGAAAGACGTATTAAACCCAAACGGATTTATTGACTACAATGATACCAGCTCTTCAGGAGGCATACCTATCCCTGCTAATACTTGGGTGGATTTACCTAACGATGGTTTAGGAGCTTTCACTAATAAAAATTTCCCTCCTAGCGGAGTGACAGAGTTAATGGATACGTCAACAGGATATATAGATCCTACTGAGTTAGCTTTAGGAGACACTATATTAGTTCGAAATGACTTTATAGTAACCCCTTCAGGAAATAGAGCTTTGCTAAGTTTTAGGTATGAATTAGGATCGGGATTAGGGACTTATTCTTTAGAGAAAATCATAAATAGATTAGACAGCGGAGCTGGTATTCCTTACAGAGAGTCTTTATCTCCCGACTTGATATACATGGGAGATGCAAACACTAGGGACAATCCTATTAAGATACAAATAAAGTTATCCAAATCGGGAACCCTTGTAAATAACGGGACAGTAATTCAATTGGTTAAGAGATGATAAAAATATATTCAGATAGCGTCACGGGAAACATTAATATAGAGGACGAAAACGGCACTCAGTTCCCTAATACATTAAAGGCTATAATTGATGACCCTGCTGATTCCTTTTTTTCTATAGAAAACACCATAACAGAGGAGTTTATCTTTTTCAACCTTGACTACACTGAATATGTAGACGAAAATGAAAACCCTTGGGGTGTTAGTGGTATCGATGCTTGTAATAATCTAAACGCAATATTCACTTTTTCTGGAAACAATTTAATACCTCCTACAATCACGTCTAACTCCACAATTAACAGTGTAGAAGGGAACGAGATTAATTATCAGTTAACCTCTGATTATGGAGTTAGCTTTTTTTGGGATGGACTACCATCAGACTTGCAGCCAAAATCCGAGGATATTAGAAAGCTAATAGGAGGGTCCAATCTAGCTGTAGGTGTTTATAATTTTAACGCTATAGCTAAAAACTATGTAGGAGAGGACTCGTTATCTATTACTCTAAATGTGAACAACCCTCCTTATTCTAACACTAAAAGCATTCAATTCAACAATCAAGACTGGCTGGGTGGAGATGCTTCATTATTATCTGACGTGTTAGGAAGAACAGGTAACGGATCAGGAAGTTCGGACGCATGGACTTTTTCTGTTTTCTTTAAAGGCAGCACAGCAACGCAAGCTCAAACTATTTTATACTTTGGGGATAGCGATGGTTCAAACGGAGGGACAATACATTTAACACAGGTCAACAATAGCGGAAACAAGTCTTTAAGATTTAGATATGGATCGAGTAACAATAGGATACAGGTTCAAACTACTCAAGGCAGTATCACTCCTAATGTTTGGCATCACATTTTGGTTAGCTATGATGGAGGCACAACGGGGTCTTCTAGTGGAGATATTAGCGATTATTATAGCCGGTTTAAAATTTTTGTAGATGGAGTTGAGCCGTTAAGAAACAACACTAATAACAATTTTGGTTACTCTGCATCGGTGGACGCTGACAACTTTAGGGTTGGCCGATATACTTCTGGAAACTATATGCGTAACGGATCAAAAGTTGATGAATTAGCAATATGGGACTCTGATCAGAGCGCAAATATTTCAGATATATATAACAGCGGAGTTCCATTTGATTACCTAACTCTAACAGACAAACCAAAGCACTGGTGGAGAATGGGTGACGGGGATACTTACCCTAATATTGAAGATAACGGCACAGAGGCTAATTGCACGTTTCAAATGATTAACATGGCTGTATCAGATATAGTCAACGATGTGCCTTAAATGATAACATAACTTTAAGCTAACAAAAGCCTATTTAAAAAGTTGCCGTGCTTATTTTTTATGATTAGATTTGTACAAATGAAAAGTTTTAATTATGGATAAGAGATCATTCATAGGGGGCGAGCATACACAACCTGAGATTCGACAGGATGAAGAGGGCAGGAATTTTATTGAAGGCTATGGTATTATCTTCGGTAGAGAAAGCCAGAATCTTGGAGGATTCATTGAGGTTATTGAGCCTGGTGCTGTCAACTCTAGTACAGACATGAGCAACGTGATTGGGAAGTATAATCACTCAAAAATGATTGGCCGTGTCACTAATGGAACTCTTACTATGTCAGTTGATGATATAGGTGTTAGATATAGAATTCAATTACCACAAAGCGAGGATTATCTTAGGGAGATGATCGGGAGAGGCGATATTAATGGCAGCTCCTTCGCGTTCGACGTTCGCAAGGGTGGTGATCAATGGGAAGAACTTGATAATGGACTCATGAAGCGTACTATTCGGTCTTTTAGTACTATTTATGATATTGGTCCAGTGGATAGCCCAGCATATTTAGAGACCAGCGCAGCACTTCGCAGCAAAGACAAGCACTCAAAGGTTTCAGAGATCTCAAGAATCGGAGAGGAGCAAAAAGCTGAGAGAGAAGCTGTATTAAGAAAATTTAAACTTACTAAAAACAAAAGATGGACAGATTAAGAGAAGCTAAAGAAAGTCTTTCAGATATAGAGCTGAAGATGGAGCAACTTGATGAGGCTATTGGGATTAAGCCAATAACGGATGAACAACGTTCAGAGTGGAACGAGCTTGAAGAACAGAGAAACAGACAAGAAGAGACTATTGAAAGAATCGCTAAAATGGAGTCTTTGAAAAAAGACAAGGTTTCAGAGAGAAGCGCGGACACTTTCAAGTTGGAAGACACAAAGAAAGAGGTTAAGACTACTGAAGTAAAAGTAGGAGAAAGCAGATCGGCAACTAAAGAAGCTGCATACGCTAACACTGAGATCCTTCTTCAAGGAGTTGTTTCTAAGAACGACTACATAGTTAAGGCTGCTCAGAGAAGTTTGATTGAAGGTGGTCACTTACCAAATCCAGAGCAAAGAGAAGGAGGTTTCACGACTTACCAAGATTCAAAAGGAGGTATTTTCATTCCAACTGTGATTTCTGATCAGGTATATGACATGGAGCAGCAGTATGGTGTAATTCCTCAGTTGTCTCAAGAGTTCCCGATCGCAAACAGTAGAATGAAGATTCCTTCGGTAATTGGTAGACCAACATTCTACGCTGTAAACGAGAAGTCTGTAATTCCTGGTTCTGGATTGAACTTCGGAGGTATCGAGCTTGACTTGTTGAAGTGGGGATGTATCGTAGATTGGACAAACGAGGCTGGATCGGAGACAGGAGGTAAAATACTTCCAATCTTGATGCGTAAAATGGCTGAAGCATCTGCGTTCTTAAAAGACGACACTGTGTTTAACGGTGACGGTACTAGCAAATACAATACGTTGAAAGGTTTTATTGAATTGGCAAACGACACGGATAAGAATTTTGTTCGTAAAACTGTTGCTGAGACGGGTAACACTTCTTTTAACTCATTGACTGCTGATGATTTCTTGAATTTGAAATATGAGGTTTCTCCAAGTGTTAGAAATAGAGGTATTTACGTAATGCACCCTGACATGGAGAAATACTTGTTAAAACTTGAGGACAATCAAGGACAGTACGTTTATGGAGGCCCAGCAGGAACAGGGATGGTTCCTACTTTATGGGGGAGACCATTGTATTTCTCTGAGGCTGCACCGATCGCTGATGGAACTAATGCTCCGGCTGCATTCTATTACGATCCTTCATATTTGGCTTACGGCAACGGACCTCAAATGGGTGTAACTAGATTGTCTGAGGCTACAATTGTAGACGAAAGCGGTAATTCTGTAAACCTTGCGACTCAAGACGCTTCAGCGTTGAGATTCACTCAATTCTTCGATTTCCAGCCAAGTAACACTACTACGGCAACAAACGGAGTTGATAAAGGAGCATTCGCGGTATTGTTTACAGCAGCATCGTAATTTTTTAACATTAAAATTTAACAAAAATGGCTAATATAGATGTTTTATCAGCACTAGACGCAAATCCATCATTGGTTGCAGCTGCAAGAACAGCAGACATTGAAGGTGCTTCAAACGACATCTCAGATTACCACGGCTTTGGAGTTGTGGTAAATCTGGGAGCATACACTGACGGAACGTGGTCTTTCGGTTTAGAAGAGTCTGACGACAATTCTACATGGGCAGACTCAACGGACGTGTTTGGTAACGGCATTACTGATGTCACTGAAGGAGATCAAGATCTCAAAGTTGGTTACAAAGGGAACAAGAAGTATGTCAGATTGAAAGTTACTGTAACAGGTGCTTCAACAGGCATGGTTTTCGGAGCGACTAACGTAAGAGGTCGAAGAACTGAAGGGCTATGATAAAGTACAAGATGTTAATCTCTGGTAGCGTTTCCGACAAGTTCGGGAACCGCTATCAGTGTAATTTTGGACAGATCATCGAGGCTAAAAAAGGAGCTTTCGATGAGGCTTATGCTGAAGTTGTTGTCGAGAAAAAGACAAAGAAAAAGCCTGAGACTGCTCAATTGAAAATTGACTCAGAGACCGCTGAAAAGTAAATGAAGTTAGAAAGAACAACGGAACCGGCTGGATTGCCAATATCTCAGACTCTAGCAGAGGACTTTTTGAATTTATCTCCTGGAGAGGATTCAGCATTAGTTTTGAATGCTATGGGTGCTGCAACTGACGAGCTTGAGAATGATTTAGACATGGCTCTAATCAATCAAGGGTGGACAATAAAGTTGGATAAGTTCCCAAGAGGAGGAGTGATTACGCTTCCAAAAGGTTTCAATGTTGTTATTAACAGTTTTTCATATATCGACGCTGACGAGGTTGAACAACCTTTAGTTCAAGATGTTGATTACACGGTTACTACGTTAGGTTATGAGGCTAGGATAAAAGCGATCGGATCTTTTCCGCAAGCTAATACCGACCTTCAGAACGTGGTGACGGTTGTTTTCACTGTTGGGCTAGGTGCTGACGATACGGAGATGCCGGCTTGGGTGCAGCAAGCGTTGCTATTCAAGATCCAGCAGAACTACGACAGCTGTGAGGATGTGGCCAAAGGCTACGACTCTATTGTCGATCGACGAAAGCTGTATTACGATTACATTATTAACGACTATTGATATGGCTTGTTGTGATGATGGCATAAATGCCAGAGAAATGAATTGGACTGGAGATGTTTATTCTTATGCTAACGTCATCGAGAATGGCGAGGAGGTAAAGAATTATACTTTGGTTATCTCTGGACTGCGATCAAAGCAATTGAACCCTCTCCGATCTTACGGAAAAGAGAATGTTCAGATTGATCAAGAGGTCAGCACTTTGAATCAATCTTGGGTGGTCAGAAATACTAGCGTGACTAGTGCGATCACTCCAGATAAAATGATTTACAAGGTTGGCAATGTCAATCATCATATTAAGGTAGTTCGAAACTATAAAGGAGGGAAGAGGTTTTATGTATTGGACACAATACAATTTAACAACGACCCTGTAGTTATATCATGAGAGCTGTAGTTAGTGTTTTATCGAATGATGCCACTGTCTCAACCTTAACGGGAGGGCAAGTGTTCGCAGGAATTGAACCTCCAGGGAAGAAAGTTCCTTACGTGGTTGTAAGCACTGAGGACATTGATCCTAACCCTAGTAAGAGTGAGGTCAGCACGCTTGATTATTATCAAGTAGAGGTTTTTTCGGTATCTCGCAAACTATACACTGACTCTGACGGCACAGTTGGGGCTTACGACTTGTCGGAGGCTTGTCGGGCAGCATTGGATCAACAGGTTCAAGGATTAGTCTCAGGCCAAGATATTGACCGTATTGACTTTGAGTCTCAGAACGAGTATCATGATATTGAAGCTAATAATGTAAAGCACACTGTTTATCAGGAATATCGAGTAATTTTAAAGCGATGAGAATCAAGTTTACACAAGACTGCGAGGATCTTAGGCCAAGCAGGAACAACATCATCAAAGAAGGTAAGATCTTGGTTTTGGATAAGCCTTTAGGAGATGAGTACATAGATAAAGGAGTGGCCATCGATTTGGATTCTCCTGTCAAGGAAGTAAAAAAGAAAACCAAAAAAGTAAAAGAAAATGGCTGAAGTATCAGGAACTAATATAGTCCTCAAGAACCAAAGCGTTCAAGTTGAGGACCTAACTGCTAACAGTATGTCTATCGATAAAACTATTATCGACGTGACTAACAAATCTTCTAATGGGTGGAGAGAAAAGATCTCAGGAGTAAAAAACTGGACAATGAGCGCGACGGCTATGTTTGATCCAGCTGCTACTGAGGGTTTGCAACAAATCTTTGATGATTTCACTAATGACCCAGCGGTAACTGTGTCAATGGGACCTCCTACTCCTGTAGCTGGAGACATTGTGTATTCGGGGACGGCTATCGTCGCTTCAATCGAGAAGACTGCTGATTTCGACGCTGCTGCTGAGTACAGCTTCACGTTAGAAGGAACAGGAGAATTAACGCAAACAGTAACACCATAATAAAATGAGACAGATCCAACTAGATAAACCTCGTAATATTGAGTTCAACATGTTCGCTCTTAGCCAGTATGAGATGAGAATGAGAAAGGAACTTGAAGACAAAACCTTTTCGGCTTTTGAGATGAAGTCGATGGGAGTCTCTGAGCTTCTTTACTTGACATACTATGGCTGTATTGGAGGGGACTCTGATTTTGAACTCACTGTGGAGCAAGTGGCAAAGCATTTAACGCAAGAAGTAATCAAAGAGGTTACCGATGCGTTTATTCACGATCTTAACGCTTCCCAAAAAAAGTAAAGGGAGAGGGCAATAAGGTTGAGTTTAGTTGGGACTCGTATTATGAGGTTGCCTTAGGCACTCTCTCCCTTTCTAAACAAGACTTTTTGTCTATGACTCCAAGAGAGCTTGATCTGTGCTATAAGGGTCGCAGGAAAGCTGTCATTGAACAATGGGAGATGGTAAGGACTGTCTCCTATTATTCTTTGCTTCCTCATCAAGGGAAAAAGTCAAAGAAATTAAAGTTCAAGGATATTAATCTCCCAATCGATCAAGAGATCGAATCGATGAAAAAACGAGTCCCGCGTAAAATAAAGTATGCGAAAGTAACTTTTTTGACTGATAAGTATGGCGCAAAACTTTCTAGAGATTGATGGAGCCTTGAAGCTGTTAAAATCTATGGACTTTGAAAAAAGGTCTCAAAAGAATATTATTCGTCGCGTAACAAGAAAAGGAGGTAATGTTTTTAAGGCAGAAGTTCGTAACCAAATAAACAAGAATAACGCACCTCCTTCTTTATCAAACAATCCAAATAGAGGTTCTGGTAATAAATACGAGCATATTGATCGTGTTAGAAAAGCGGTAAAGACGGTTACATCAAGATCTAGAGTTCGACCT